TAATGGAACTTCTAAACTTCAGTACGCTACAGGTGGAGACAGCTATCCAGGTCAATCTTATAAAATAGGAACAAATGAAGGTGAAACTCAATTCTTTAATGGTTATATAGATGAGTTTAGATCCTCTAATATTGCAAGATATACAACAACCTTTACACCTCCTACTTCAGCATTTACGGCAGATGGAAATACTATTTCTTTACTCCATTTTGATGGTGTAAATGGTTCTACAAATATCGTTAATTCAACAGGTTCTGATATACCTAGAATTGCTCTAGGATTAGGTCAAGGACAAGCTGAATTAGAGGCTGTAACTATTGCAAGTATTACTGGACAACAGTTAAATACTAGTTTAAATAATGCAGTAGCAGGTGCTTCAGCAGAAGTATTTCCTACAGGAAATGGCTTGACAGTTACTGTTGATAGCATTAATGTACAATCTTGGCAGATTGTCGACACCGGTACAAATGTTAATTGGAATATTATTGACACGGCCGCTTAATTTTAGTAAAAATAAACAAACAAGGATAAAAAATTATGGCATCAAGTTATTCAACAGACCTTAAACTAGAGTTGATGGTTACCGGTGAAAAAGCTGGTCTTTGGGGTGACATCACAAATACAAACTTAGTTATCGTACAACAAGCAATAGCTGGTTTTGAACAAGTTGCATTAAACGCAACAACAGGTGCAACTCTTGCATTTACAAACGCAGCAACTTCAAATGGTAAAAATGCAGTAATTGAATTAACTGGAACAATTACAGGTAACGTTGATGTTACTATTCCAAGTTCAGTTACAAACAAAGTTTACATTGTAAAAAATAGTACATCAGGTTCTTTCACGGTAACTGTAAAAGTTTCTGGTCAAACTGGTGTAACTTTCTCTGCAACAGATAAAGGTGCAAAAGTTTTATACATAAATGGAACAGATGTAGCAGATTCAAATGTTGGAAAATTATCAAATGATTATGCTCCAACTTTATCAGCAGTATTAGATACAAATGGTAATGACATTGTTGTTGATGATGCAGGTGCAATTGAAGATGATTCAAACAATCCATATTTAAGATTTCAAAAAACAGCTTCAGCTGTTAACTACTTTGATGTAACTAACCAAGCAACTGGTTCAGCTCCTGAAGTAGCAGCAGTTGGATCTGATACAAACATTGATTTTAATTTAACTCCAAAAGGAATTGGAAGAGTTACATTAAATGGTAATGGAAAAATTCAAGGTCTTGCAGAAAAAGTAACTGTATCAGGTTCTTTTGATTCAGATGTTGTTATTGATACAAACACTCAAGGTGTTATTTTAAGTACAGCAGCAGCTACTGCAAACTTTACAGTGAATTTAAGAGGTGATGGTTCAAATTCTTTAGATGCTTCTATGGATACAGGTGAATCAGTTACCGTTGCATATATTTCAAAACAAGGTGCAACAGCTTATTATAATACAACAGTACAAGTAGACGGATCAACTGTAACTCCAGTATGGCAAGGTGGATCAGCCCCTGCAGCTGGTAATACAACATCAAATGATGTGTATACTTTCACAGCTATTAAAACAGCTTCATCTACTTTTACAGTATTAGCAGCGCAAACGCAGTTTGCATAATAAATTAGGAGGAGAAAGATGCCAATTATAGGTTCATTCGGAGCAGGATCCAAAGGCGGCTATGGCCGTGGAGGTGGAAGTCCATTTGTCTACGCAACAGGTGGAACTGTAACAGAATCAGGAGATTACAGAATTCATACATTTTCAAGTCCTGGAACTTTTGTAGTTGAAAATGCAGGAAATCCAGTTGATGGAATTGTAGATTATGTAGTAATCGCTGGAGGCGGTGGCGGTGGTAACAATGGTTATCCAGACCAAAGAGCAGGCGGAGCTGGAGGTGGCGGAGGTTTTAGACTTTCTAACAGTCCAGTTAATGGAATACCTGCTCCAACTATGTCTCCTTTAGCTAATCCAACAGGTTTAACTGTATCAAAAACATCTTACCCAATTACAGTCGGAGCTGGAGGTGCCGGTGGACAACCTGCTACTAACAGTGGACAATTTTCAGGATTTCGAGGATCAGATTCAATATTTTCAACTATCACATCCACAGGTGGTGGAGGTGGTGGTGGACACCCTTTAATCGCTGGAGGTCCTCCGCCAGTTCCAGCTGGACCTCTTCCTGGTGGTTCAGGAGGAAGTGATGTAAGTCCAGGTAGAGGAGGAAATGATCCCCCAACTAGTCCACCTCAAGGAAACGATGGTGGTAATGGTTTTGGTCAACCCCCAGCAACTTTCTCTGCAGGAGGCGGAGGCGGCGCAGGTGCTGTTGGTGGTAATTCTAGTGGTAACTCCGGAGGAACTGGTGGAATTGGAAGCTTTATTTCTGATACATTAGCTGCAGCTACACCTACATCTTATGGAACTCCAGGACCTGTCGGAAGCACTAAATATTTTTCTGGCGGCGGCGGAGGAATTGGAGGCGGAGGCGGTTCACCAGCAGGCGGCGGTACGGCTTTTGGTGGATCAAGTGCTTTAGCTAATACTGGCGGCGGAGGCGGTGGTGAAAATTTTAACTCTGGTGCAGCACCAACTGGCGGTTCTGGAATAGTAATATTAAGGTATAAGTTTCAATAATTATGGCACACTTTGCAAAAATATCTGAAGAAAATGAAGTTCTAACAGTTCTTTACATTGAGAATAAATTTATTGAAGATGAAAATGGTGTAGAACAAGAATCAGTAGGTCAAGCATATTTAGAAAAACATAATAACTGGCCAGCTAATTTATGGATTAGAACATCTTTCAACACGTACGGCAATCAACACAAAGAGGGTGGAACTCCTTTTAGAGGAAACTATGCGGGTGTTGGAATGGTATGGTATCCTGAACACGATGCTTTTGCATCCGCAAAACCTTATGCTTCATGGGTTTGGAATGCTACTCATGCTAGATGGGACTCTCCAATTGGAGAACCACCAGCATTAACTCAAGAGCAATTAGATGAAACTATTGCAAATGGGAATCCAGTTTACAGATATGATTGGGATGAACCTAATCAAACTTGGAATTTAGTTAGAATCTAAATATAGTTAAATAGAATTGTTTGAATATAGTTTAAATAACTATTCTTATTATTTTCAATATAATACAGTTGAGTAGATGGAAACATAATGAATTCATTTGTTTCTAATTTATGTCTATATATTTTATTTTTTCTTCTATTATTATCATAATGTATTACAATTTCACAAGTTCCCGGATCTATTTCAACTCCATATAAAAAAACATAATCTGGAGAATTTATTAGATCAATAGAATTTGCTGTAATAATAGGTTTAGAATTTTCATCTTTTTCAAAGAAGTTACCAAATGTATCCCTAGTAGTTAAACCAAAACCATATTTAACCAAAGAGAATTCTGTAATATAATTTTTTAATTTATCCCATTCTTTAGAAAAGGGATATTTAATATCTTGATAATAGTTAGACACAGTAATATTTTTTACTAATTCTAATCTATCTATTTCAAACCCTTCTGGCATTTTTACTTTTCCAGAATAAATATCTATTTCTGATAATACTTTTTTATTAATCATTTTTTTCCTTTTTTTGAAGAAACATTGGATCTTTAGTAAGACCTAAATGAATTCTTCCATCATATATATTAGATAATCCATTTTTTCTTTTTGTATTATTATAATGTAAAAAAACTTGAGCATGATCTTCTCCATTAAAATAATTTCTCCAATGTTCACATAAATCACCTCTATATATTAACATGTCTCCTGGTTTTAAATTTATTTTAATTCCTTTTGGAGCTCCTGGTTTTACTAAATTTTTAAATTCATCAATTACAGAATCTTGACCAGATGTGTCCAAATATATTGGCCAAGGATCACCCCCTAAATTTAAAGTGCAAGATACCTCACAACTAGCTCTATCTTTATGTCTAGCAAGAAGATCTCCTTTTTTATATATTCTAAAATATGAATAAGTAGGTACAACTTTTAGATCTGTATGTTTTTCTAAAACTGGTTGAACTTTTAATAATAAAGTTTCCATAGCTATATCTGCATATTGTCCAAAAGTATTTGGAACTTGACTATCACCAAAAATACCAAACATATGTTCAAATGGGGAAATATATCTTTTATCAATTAAAGTTCTAGCAACTTGTTTTTTTACTAAAACATAATTATATAAAAAATTACTAAGATCTTTTGATATAGCTTTTTTAACTACTACATATCTATTTTTTTTAAAACTCATTTACATTAAGTCCATATTTATATTTATTCTTACACTTTCATCCGTTTGAGACACACTACTATGTAACAAACTTCCATCAAAAATCAACATTTGATTTTCTACAGAAGGTACCTTTTCTCCATTTTTAAATAAAGTATATCCATTATTTGTGTTTATAGAAAATAAAGCAACTGTATGCTTTTCATAAGAATCTACATGAAACTCTGTTTTTATTTCTTTATGTTTTTTTGTATATAAATTAATTTTTGCTCTAAGTAGATAATTAAAGTTTAAACGACTTATAAGAGGTGTTAATATGTAATTAAAAAAAGGACTACATTGTTTATCTTCTTTATATAGATAATGAGAAAATAAAAAATCAGAATAATCATTATCATGACCTGTAGTAGGACTGAAATACCAAGGAAAAGAGGTATTTAAAATATTAATTTTAATATCATTAAAAATTTTTTGATCTAAAAAATTAGGTATTACTTTCATAATTATCTATATGGTTTTCCAAGAGTCCACAAAACTAATGAGTATCTTACTCCTCTTGTTACCGGAAGTACCCTATGATACACGAAACTTGGAAAAATTACAATAGCTCCTTGTGGCAATACTTCTTTACATTGGCGTATATTTTGTTTTTTAGATCTGTGTGGTTCATTAAAATTAAATTCTAATTCTCCTCCAGAGTAACTTGATGGATCTGATAATGATATTGTTGCAGATAATTTTCTAATTCTACCATGCTGACTTGGCATATCAGGTTTATTATAAGGTTCTGGATAAGAATCGCAATGCCAGCTGTAGTGTTGATTAAGTTTATATTTAGTAAATTGAAGATTTTCACTTTCGTCTATATCAAAATTCCAACCTGCTTTTTCATTAGCAGCATTTATAAAAGGTAATATTTCTTTATATATCCATTTATCGTCTAACCATGAAATATTAGAATTTCTAGTTTTTTGTAAATTGTTTATATCTTTTTTATTTAATTTATTAATTTCTGTTTGGCCTCCAATAAGAGCAGTGTGATCTCTTTGCATATTCCCATGTTTAATAACGTCTTCACAAAATTTTTTTGTAAAAGCTTTTGGAAAAACTAAATAGTATTCTTTTAAATTCATAACTTATATATAACTGATCCAACCTGTTATAATATATTTCTCGTATTTTGTTGAGACTATACCTTTATGTGTATGAGTCCATTCTGCAGGCCAGATTAATGTTAATCCTTTCTTAGCTTTAAATTTTTCTTTTTGATAAAAAAATTCAGTTCCACCGCCATCTTTAATATTATTTAAATACGTCATAAAAACTAAATGACGTTTTATAGAATTAGGGTGTCCGCTATTCTCATAGTGCCAAGTTTTAAAACCTCCATTAGGAGGATATTTTTGAATGATGGGACTTTCAGTTATACCCCATTTATTTTGATTTATATCACAATGAATATATTTAGTTTTATATTTTTCTATACATTTATTTAATTCCATATAGTAATTAACAACATCTATATTATCATTAAGATGGTAAGTTTCTAAATCAATAGAATCTTTAGCATTTTTATCTACAAGACGTTCTTGTCCCATAACTCCTTCCTTATGGAATTTAGAATGTTGATTAAAACATTTAATTAAATTATCACAGGTTTTTGATTTTATTTTATAGCCTTCTATAAACATTCTTTATACCTCTTCTTGAAATTTAATATCAAAATGCTATATAAAAGTCAATATACAGACAAATGAATAACATATTTAGTGTAAATATTTATAAAGAAAAATTAAATATTAAAAATAAACCTTTAATAGATTACATATTAAAATTAAAGAAACAATCTGAAGGAAGAATGGTAAGTAATCCTACAGGATGGCAGTCTTTAAAGTTTAATTTAAATGAACAAGTATTTGCAGGTTTAAATAAAAAAATACAACAACATTTTTTAACTTATATAAAAAGTATACCTTTAAATAATCAGTTTAAAATTTCAAGTATGTGGGCAAATGTTAATGGTTATAAAGATTATAATTTAATACATACTCATGGAGATTCAGTTATATCAGGTGTTTATTATTTAAAAACACCTAAAGACTCAGGAAATTTATTTTTTATAAATCCTGCAAGTGAAGCAATAGAATATTTATGGGAATATTGTATTGAAGAATATACACAACAAAATAGTCCACGTTGGACTATTCCAGTTAAAGAAGGGAGTTTAGTTTTATTTCCAAGTTGGCTAAAACATGGAGTTGAACCTAATTTAAATAAAAAAGAAGATAGAATATCTATCGCATTTAATATTAGTAAAATAAATGCAAAGTAAATTTATACAAAATTTAACCGATATTAATTACCCAACTTCAGCTCAAAGAAAAAAAGAGATTTGGGATGTAGAAGGTATACTTAAAAATAGACTTAATCAAAAATTAAAATTTGATTTAAGACCTATCAAAGATAGTACTAAAATAGGTAGTTTTAAAACTAAGGCGGATAAGATGGTCTTTGATATTAAAGATCAGTATATTATTGTGGATGTAGAAGAATTACATCAATATTTAAAAAATGAAGATTTAAAAGATGTCTATTTACAAGATTTGCTATCTAAGCTAGATTGGAATATAATACTACCAAAATAATAAAAAGCATATATAATGAGGTGCTATGCTTCAGAAAATACAATTTAAGCCCGGATTTAACAAACAAGCCACAGTGACCGGAGCAGAAGGTCAATGGGTAGATGGGGATAATGTACGTTTTAGATATGGTCAACCTGAGAAGATAGGCGGTTGGCAACAGCTAGTAGACAGTACATTAGCGGGTCCAGTAAGAGCTCAACACACTTGGACAGATTTAGATGGTAAAAAATATGCTGCACTTGGTACATCTAAATTATTAATTATTTATTATGAAGGTGGTTTTTATGATATTACACCTATTAATGCAGATCAAACAGGGTGTACTTTTGATTCAACAACAGGTTCTGCAACAGTAACTGTTAACTTAACTTCTCACGGATTATTGGCAGGAGATTATTTTAAATTTAAATCAGTTACCTTACCAGGTGGAGGAGTAACTGGATATACTACAGCAGATTTTACAACAAATGTATTTGAAGTTATTGCAACGCCAACTGGAAATACTTTTACAATTACGATGCCATCAAATGAAACTGGCACAGGGATGTCGGCTCAAGGTTCTGCAACATTAAATTCATATATTATAATAGGTCCAGTTTTTCAAACTCCTGCTTATGGTTGGGGTACAGATACTTGGTCATCAGGCGCATGGGGAGAAGAATCTTCTGTTACAAACGTTACACTAGATCCTGGTTCATGGTCACTCGATAATTACGGCCAGTTGCTAGTTGCAACAGTTAGGAATGGTGCAACATACACATGGAATCCTTCAACAGCTGGGGCTTTAGAAACAAGAGCTGCTGTTGTAAGTGGTGCACCAACTACATCTTTAATGAGTCTGGTATCAGATAGAGATAGGCATTTATTTTTAATGGGTACTGAAGAAACTATTGGAAGTTCATCTACTCAAAATAAAATGTTTATTAGATTTTCTAATCAAGAAGACATTAATACATGGCAACCAACAGCAAACAATACAGCTGGTACATTCTTACTTGACCAAGGAAATGAAATCATTACAGCCGTTCAAGGTAAAGATTATGTCTTGGTATTAACAGATCAAGCTGCTTATGCAATTCAATTCGTAGGACCACCTTTTACATTTAGCATTAGACAAGTAGGTTCAAACTGTGGTTGTTTAGGTCAACACGCTGCAGTCTTTGCACAAGGTGCTGTCTTCTGGATGGGATTTGGTGGAGGCTTCTTTATGTATGATGGTACGGTTAAACAA